AGGTCAGAAGGATTCGTAGCTCAAATAGCTGTAGGAAATGTTATATTACAAAGGGTTAAGGATAAAAGATATCCTAATACTGTATGTGATGTAGTACACCAAGCTAAGAAATGGAAGGGAAACTTAATAAGAAATAGATGTCAGTTCAGTTACTATTGTGATGGTAAGTCAGAGAAGTATAAGGAGTTGGATGCCCTATTAGAAGTTATAGATACATCTGAACTGATATTACAAGGTGTTATGTTAGAGCAGACAATGGGAGCTACACACTACCACACTTGGAAGGTGTCACCCCATTGGTCACGTAGTCCTACCTTTATTAAGTTAGGTAGAGTAGGATCACATATCTTTTATGTTGACAAAGGAAAACAATAGGAGTATGCTATGATTAAGAATCAATTAGAAGTAGAGAATAAGTTACATAATATGATTAGAACATTAAAGATACAGTTACAAGAACTACGAGATGATAATGCTAGACTAAGGAGAGAACAAGGTTTATCTGATAGAACTAAATGGGTAGAGAAAGATGGATAAAAACTTATGGGAAAGAGAAAGAAGATCTATCTTCAAAAGACTTCTACGTGAGTATGAAGATGAAGGATATAATCGTACTGAAGCTAATCACTTTGCCAAGATAGAACTTCAAGACATTATGGAAGAGAAGGTAAGCTTTGTTAATGAGTTATGGGAACAAGAATATGAAGAAAAATAAATGGGCATTAATCCTAGAGAAGGATGTAGGTGATATTGTTGTTGAAAGATATAGCTCACAGAAGATAGCTGAAGAAGAACTTGAGTATCGTAATTCATTAACTGTTGCAATGGGATACTCACCTGATGTAAAGTATACTATAAAAAAACTATAGGAGTTTATCATGTCTGATACAGCACGAATGGGTGCATGTGAAGAGTGTGGTTCTAGTGATGCCAACGCCACATACCCCGATGGTCATACGTATTGTTACAGTTGCCAAGTTTACAAGAAAGGAAATAATATGCAACAAGAGTCAAGAGTAATACCCATGAGCAATCCTGCTAGTGGTACAATCAAGACTAGAGGTATACTATCTGACATACCTGAGAGAAAGATTAAGAAAGAAACTGCACAGAGATATGGTGTAGAGATTAAGAAGACAGGTAACATGACAACTCACCACATCTATAAGTATGTAGATGATAGTGGTAACCACATTGCATCTAAGGTTAGAGAGGTACAGAATAAAAAGTTCTGGTCTGAAGGTAACTTATCTAGCTCCATACTATTCGGGCAACATCTATTCAACAAGCCACAGAAATTTATTACAGTATGTGAAGGTGAGATAGATGCTATGTCTGCCTATGAGATGCTAGGATCTAAGTGGCCTGTTGTATCAATCAAGAATGGTGCAGCATCTGCCTTTGAGAATTGTCAGAAGTCTCTCGACTATCTAAGTAAGTTTGATAAGGTAGTATTATGTTTTGATAATGACAAGGCTGGTCGTGAAGCATCAGAGAAATGTGCTACACTCTTTGAGCCTAACCAATGTAAGATAGTTAAGTTAGAACTAAAAGATGCCAATGAATATCTTAAGACTAATCAACGACAGAAGTTCTCGGACAAGTGGTGGGATGCTAAAGACTTTACACCAGCAGGTATTAGAAACTTAGATGAACTAGGTGATAGCCTATACGATGAGAAGTTTTGTGAGACAGTTCTCTATCCTTGGACTGCTCTTAATGAGAAGACATATGGTATGCGTACTGGTGAGCTAGTGACGTTTACTAGTGGTGCTGGCATGGGTAAGTCTAGTATCATACGTGAGCTTATGCATCACATTATGGTGAATAGTAAGGATAACATTGGTGTCCTAGCTATGGAAGAAAACATACGTAACACTGCCTTTAACATCATGTCAGTCGAAGCTAATGCTAGGTTGTATATCAAAGAGATTAGAGATCAGTTTACTAGGGATCAGCTAAAGGTATGGCAAGAAAAGACTGTGGGTACTGGTAGGTTCTTTGCCTTTGATCACTTTGGTTCTATCTCTAACGATGAGATACTAGGCAGAGTACGATACATGGCTAAAGGTTTAGGATGTAAGTGGGTATTCCTTGATCACTTATCTATCTTAGTATCAGGTCAAGAAGACAATGGAGATGAACGTAAGTCTATTGATATTCTTATGACTAAGCTACGTTCTCTTGTTGAAGAGACAGGCATAGGCTTATTACTTGTCAGCCATCTACGTAGGCCATCAGGTGATAGAGGTCACGAAGATGGTAGGGAAGTATCTCTCTCACACCTCAGAGGGTCTGCATCTATTGCTCACCTATCTGATAGTGTGATTGCACTAGAGCGTAATCAACAGGCTCAAGATGAAGTAGAAGCTAACACTACTGTCCTACGTATCTTAAAGAATAGATATACTGGTGACACTGGTGTAACTTGTCACTTGCATTATGATAAAGAAACTGGTAGAATGTCAGAGATAAATAATCCATTCGATAATAATGATGAAGATGAAGCTCAACTCTAGATAGGATAATAGTTATGGTAACAGCAATAGTTGATATCGAAACTGATAGCCTTGATGCAACTCAGATACATTGCATTGTAGCTTGTGACTATGCCACTGGTAAAGAAAAGGTATGGGTACAAGATGAATGTAAAGAGTTTGCATCTTGGTCTAAGATGATTGATAAGTTTATCATGCACAATGGTATAAGCTTTGATGCTCCTGTTCTTAATCGTTTAACAGGATCAAGTATTAAACCATCACAGATTAGAGATACTCTTATTGAATCACAGTTATATAATCCTATCAGAGATAAGGGACATTCACTCAAGGCTTGGGGTGAGAGGTTTAACTTTCCGAAGGGAGACTTCACAGAGTTTGATTACTATACACCTGAGATGCTTGAGTATTGTAAGCAAGACGTAAGGATTACCAGAAAGGTAGCCCAAGAGTTAGAGAAGGAAGGTTCTAAGTTCTCCTCTAAGTCTTATGAACTAGAAAGAAAAGTAAGAGTTATAGTAGACCAACAAGAAAGAAATGGTTTCTCTTTTAACTTACGTGATGCCATGAGCTTTCTTGCCACACTAGAAGAAGAGCAACAAGAACTGGAGGACAAAGCCCAAGAAATATTTGAACCTACTGAAGTAGTAATGAAGACCAAGACTAAGTACATACCATTCAATATTGGTTCTCGTAAACAGATAGCTGATAGATTGATGGAGAGAGGCTGGCAACCTACGCATCATACAGAGAAGGGTAATGTAATAGTGAGTGAAGAAATATTATCTAAGATTAACATGCCTGAAGCACAGATGTTTAGCAGATACTTTCTACTACAGAAACGTACTGGCCTACTGAAAGCTTGGATCAAGGCATGTCAAGAAGATAATAGAGTCAGAGGTAGAGTGATGACGCTACGAACCGTGACAGGCAGGATGGCACATAACTCTCCCAACATGGCTCAAGTGCCAGCAGTGTATTCTCCTTATGGCAAAGAATGTAGATCGTTATGGACAATCTCTAATCCAGATACACATACCTTGATTGGTACAGATGCATCTGGGTTAGAGCTACGATGTCTAGCACACTACATGAATGATCCTAACTTCACTGAAGAAGTTGTTAATGGTGATGTACATACTGCTAACATGAAAGCTGCTGGACTTACTAATCGTGATCAAGCTAAGACTTTTATCTATGCTTTCCTGTATGGTGCTGGCCCTGCTAAGATAGGTAAGGTTGTTGGTGGCTCTGCTAAAGCTGGACAAGAACTGATTACTAAGTTCTTATCTAACATGCCGAAGCTTAAGAAGCTCAGAGATGATGTTGCTAAGTGGTGTAAGGGTGGTACTATACCTGCTCTTGATGGTAGACTGTTACACATTAGATCAGAACATGCTGCATTAAATACTTTACTACAGGGTGCAGGTGCTATCATATGTAAGCAATGGCTTGTACATATTACACAACGAATACGTAAGTCAGGTGTTGATGCTAAGTTAGTTGCATCTATACACGATGAGTATCAGTTTGAGGTAGCTAAGAAAGATGCTAAAAGGTTTGGTCAGATTACTAGAGATGCAATGATAGAGACACAACGTACACTCAAGGTTCGGTGTCCTCTTGATTGTGAGTATAAAATTGGTACAACATGGAGTGAGACACACTAATGGATAATCAATTAGAAATGTTCTCAGAAAATAAACTATTTGATGAAGATCAAGAGTTAAAGCTATGTGTGCGATGTGAAAAGAAACTTCCATTAAGTTGTTTCTCACATGTATCTAGAAGAAGAAAAGATGGTACTTCTAAATTACGTAATAAGTGTGATGAGTGTTATTTAGTAGAAGAAAGGCAAAGAGCTATACTTAAAAAAGTAATACCTAAACCTGATAAAAATTACAGTTGTCCTATATGTTTAAAAAAATCTGATGACTTTTATTTAGTGGATGATTCTTTAACAAGAGGATTACATAAAGCATGGGCATTAGATCATAATCATTTAACTGGTGAATTTAGAGGATGGCTTTGTAATAAATGTAACTCAGCATTAGGGTGGTTTGAAGATGACCCTAAAATTATATCAAGAGCTTTAGACTATTTAAAGGAACATAATAATGGCACACAACAATAGACCATTCGATAGACAATCTTATAAAGAGAATGATGC